AAGGGCAGTGGTAACCGCCGCCTTTTCCAAAGTACCAGTAGCAACCAGCTTGACGAAATCGCCATAAAAGATGTCCGTTGCATACGCATTGGCAATCTTGATATGGCGCACTTTTCCGGTGAAAGAACCAGAAGCACTGAGAGTGCCTACGGGTTCTGCACCCATCGGAGTAGCTACTGTAGCCATTTTAAGTCTCCATACTTAAAGTTAAAGCCCAAGCTCTCCGGTAAACCGGAATTAACTTGAACCAAAGGTAGTCCGAGTTTTCCGTTCAGGAGCCAGAACGGGCATTCGGGGATCGTTTTGCTTTAAGAAGTTGTTGTCTACAGACTCCATCTGACTATCGGCTACTTGCTGATAATGAGCTTCCCTCTTCCTTAAAACCTCCTGTGGAGCTTTACAAAGAAGAAGACCGCCTATTTCGATATTACCGACAAAGCGGGAATCGATATCAGACATTACCTCTAGCTCTGGATGATCCTCTGACTTGCAAGGAACCCATCCCTCCCTAAACTTCTGGGAGACATTTGTATTATCCGCGTGGCCTAGTGTGCTGGTGCGTACCCAACGAAACTCATATCCGTCTTGCGGAGCAGGAGTCGGTAGTACGGAGGCCGGTATCCACGAATCACTGGGTCTTGCTTCAACCTCACGAGAGTCTAACTCTCTATCCATGCGCTGTTCAGACATTACAAATTCTCCCTTGCGAGTTGTCTGGCATATTGTTCAGCGGTTAGTCCCAACCGCTTTCTGAGATTATCCTGAGAGCGAGTCAGTCTAATCTTGCGCGGCATCGCACCATTATTCCTAGAGGAAGGTGCAACGACCACGGATGGGCTTTTGGCAGACCTGGAGGGCTCGATAACCGTTTCAATGGTTTCTGGCTCGCCATCTCTGTTTTGAAAGTATTCTGGAAACTTGCCCCTCATTTCCGAATCTATTTTTTCAAAATACTCATCTGAGCGAGGATCATACCCTTGCTCTTCTACCAGCTCCTCATGGAGCCCATAAGCAAACCCCGACATACGCCGGTTTTGCCCAAACCAATCCTTGTTTTTTTCTGTCCACTCCGCAGACTTTTTATCCATCTGAACTGGAGGCTGTTGTTGCGGTGGTGGCTGTACCGCTTGAGGCTGTGGAGCCGGCTGCTGCGCTGCCTGTTGGTGCTGGCGCTGCGCGACTACCTGATTGAACTGATAATCAGCAGAGTTTAAACCGGCTTGAGAATTAATCAGCTCCTGTTGAGCTTCAATAATCTTGTCGGTGTTTCCCTCTTCATACGCCTGGCGATATTTATTTTGAGCTTGCTGTACCTGTAAAGCAGCTCGCTCTCGAATCTGATGAACAAGATGGCGCTCTCCCTCCTCAATAATCGCATGGTATTTACGATTATCTTCTGAATAGATTTTAGCCACCCTAACCGCTTCTTCACGCTCTCTCTCAGCGGCTTCAGCGCGTCTGCGCTCCTCATTTTTTTGAAAACTGAGCTTCTTGATGCGATCCTGTACGCTTTTGCTGTAGTTTTGGTACTCTTCTTCATCGACAGAATCCTCCCTTTGAGCTTTATTCGCAGGAGCCCTGCGATCCTCTGGGGGTCTATCATCTACAACTTCTACTTCCATATCACTATCAGGGCCAGTAATTGTAGTTTTTACGCCGAAAAACTTATCCTCACTGGATGTTTCTTGAGCTGCCGCTTGATCTTCACTCATATCTTCTCAATCCCCCTTGGGTCTTCAACAACTGCTTCAACGGTGTCATCGTTAATTAATCGCATCTCTTGATGAGAGCTGATCCCATCTTCACTGACACCTTTTACCCTGAATCGTGTGCCGCTATAAGAACGCATCAGCACCCAATCACCAACCTTGCAGTACGGGCCATTCGGGAACTTCTTAGGATCTTGATAGGCGTCCTCTCCCATCTCAACCACCATCCCGCATATAGATCCCACTTCCTCTGCATATAAGGTTTGTTGCGCCTTGAGTATCCCACCCTCAGTCATTTCCTCTGGGTCAGGCAAGGCGATAAGCAGTTTGTAGCCTTTGGGTTTCGGCATTTTGCTAGCGACCGTTGGTTCAATATCTTCGCTAGGTATCTCTTGATATTCCGTCATATCACATTTCCTGCACCAGAAATAGGTGTCTGGTGTCACCATGCGTTACCTTTTGTAACGAATTATTCGCGCTCTATCCTTTCATCCAGGTCTAGTAGCGTTCTCTCAGCGAAAGCCAGACCTTGCACGATTCCAACATTTCGAGAGTATTCACTAAAATCTTTGCATCCTCCACAAGCCATATGATCTGTAACCTCGTTCATCTGGGTTCTCAAGTCATTTTGTATGGCTTCAAGGATGTTATTGCTGGCCTTTTTCGCCATCTAAAGTGTCCTTGATTAAGTCAAATCCAGCCTTGAATCCCTCAATTTCTTGTTGAGACTCCTCTTTGGATTCTTGCAGCGCCACTTTAGTGGCGAGTCTTGCGCTTTCTAAGCGTTCCTCTTGATCCATTTTTTCCAGATCAAGCATAGTCTTGGCTTCCGTCTTCTGAGCGTCGAGCTGGACTTTCGCCATGTCGGTTTGCGCTTTAGCCATCGCCGTGCCTTCTTTGATAGCCAGTTCACGTTGTTGCATCTGGACGATAGGATCTTGCGATTGCTTGGCGTTTTGCTCTGCTTGCGCCATCATCTGAGCCTTGCCCGTAAGCTGCTCTGCTGCTGGGGCGGCTAGCCTAGAAATGCGTAGCTCTATATCTTCTGGTAGCTCTTGCCCAGGAGCTGGTAGCTCCATACCCAACTCTTTCTCGATGTTGCGCCTGTATTCAAACGCAACGTGTTCTGCTATGTGGGCAGACATTGCCGCCTCAATCGCCTTCCTGTTTGGCGCTTTAGCGACCATCTTGGTGATATCTGGGTTTTGTAACGCCGCCATGTGGACTTGAATATGAGCTTGATGATCCTGGTAGATAAACGCTTTCACCGGCTCACCATTAATAATGTTCATATTCTCTGAAATAGGATCAGTCGGCTTAATATCATCCTCTGTTGGAACAATCTTATCCGCATCCTGTATACCCAGAACATCTAGCATCTGACGGTGAAGAAGTGGCAAATCGTACATCTGGGGTGCTTGAGTCGCCAACTGCAACGCCGCCTGATACTGCATGATTCTTTGCGCCATCGTCCCTGCATTGGGATCGCTGACGGGGATAATATCTATTCGATCATCAAAGTCTTCAGCAACTAAATCGTCCTCTTCCTCCAAGTAAGGATAAGAGTCGGGGCCATAGTCTCTGACTATCTCTGAAAGTATCTTTAGCTCTTTAGAAACAGAGGCGTGAACGCGAGCTTGCACCGCGCTCATCACTTTCATCTCTCTTTCTAGGATCGCTAAGGTAGTGCCAACTGGCGCTTCGCCGTTGATGTCCGAGGCTTTGACATCTGCCGCCGATGCAAATCGACGCCCCTCCTGCACAATGTCTCCCAGCAACTGATAAAGAACATTGCTAGGCTCTTTGTAAGGCAGGAACGTGATGTTGTCGCGGATCGCACCACCAGGAATATCTACATCCCTGAACTCACCAGGCATGATAGGCGTATCATCACCCTTGATTCTAAGCCCTCTGGCCTTCAATCCTCCTGGTAAATTAGAGAGCGTCCCAGCATCTACAAGCTGTCTGAGCAGTGACGTTGCAGACTTAGATAGCCCACCGATCATGTGGACTAACCCAAATCCGTAAAACCCAAGTCCAGGCAGATACTGGTAGTGAACATAATGATCCCGCTTCATTTTCATGGGATCGTCTTCGTACCAGTTTCGCCTAATTGACAAAATGGTCGTGGATGACTTGTCAATCGTTACGACATAGGGCAGCGCAATGCCTGTAGGCTGACCCTTTTCAGTGTCTTCAAACCCTACAAGATCAATATCAACGTGCATCTCCAATAGCGCGTGTCGATTATCAAACTCGTAGTTATCGGAATCTCCTGTCAATCTGTCGTATTTTTGCTGAATTTCCGATATGTCCGGTGATGGTGCGGGTAACTCTACATCAGAATAAAAGCCAGCGACTTGCAACTTCCTGATTTCATTGGAAGTTTTCTTCATTACATGGGTGGCACGTTCACATGTTGACAAGTCAGACGCACCATAACTGACCACAAAATCTTCTGCAGGCACAAACATGGCGCAGGGTCTGCCCATATTTGGGTCAAAATACACCTTACGGAAAGCTGATCCCGCAATGGGCAGAGAAAACAGTAGCTTCTCTGTTTCCGTCCGATACTCTGTCATTTGCTGCGTAATGAGATAGTTCAGATAGTTCTGAACCCTATGCGCCTGTTTGGTTTTCTCGTCATCTATCTTGCCGACAATCGAGGTCTTTACAGGGCCACTGGCAGGATATATCTCCTGTATGGTCTGAGCTTGGAACCGGATGACTGCTTCAGATAGCATGGGGTGAAAAACACCACACGCACCCTCCCAGGGCGTTGACCGATCCTCAAACTTCAGACCAAGCAGATCGAGGCCGCGCACATAGGAATCTTCCCAATCTGCACGGCTATTGCGATCAGCCTCAAACTGAGAAACCAGCTCGCTTGCCAGGGATATAAGATCCCTGTCATCCATATAATCTGCCAGATTTGAGCCATGCTCAATGTCCAGCAGATCAGTGGCATCGGGATCAAAGTCGATAATTACGCCGCCATCATCGTCTATCACACTGACAGAATCAGGGTTCTCGATAATGACTTCAATTTCCTCTCCCCCCTCTTGGGGAATGGGAGAGAATGCGCGATCTATCGCCATTTATCTGCCGCCGCCTTTTGCGCCGCCTTTAGTTCCCATTTTGGTTTGACCGCCCATTTTGTACATTTTCTTCATCTGACGGATTGGGCCTGTTGGCAACATACCGCCAGGTGATTTTTTAACCTTGCCCAGATCGTTTGGCCCTTTGCCATCTACCGCAAAGGCAGGAACCATCTTGTCGCCTTTAGCAACCATATCGAGCTTGTCGTTGGTTGCTCCCCCAGGTTTCATTCCGATTGGCGGTGCTTTTGGAGACATCTTGGTTCCCATCATGCCGCCACCTCGATAGCCCATTTTGGTTCCCATTTTGGTGCCGCCGCCACCTTTATAACCCATCTTGCTCTTTCTCATCTGCCTCACCCGCATATAAATTATCAAACGTGATTTCAGGACTCATATAGCTTGAATCGCATTCTGCGCTGTGAGTCCACTGACTAGGCTTAAAATCAGGAGGCCCGTCTCCCGCCATCCATAATGCAGGATTCGTTGCTCTCACCCTGTTGTTTGGAAGGGCCACGATATTACCCGTGTATTCTTCCGCATCTGTTAGCTCGATGACATGACTCTGTTTGTGTTGTGCAGAGTCATCAGCGATAGCGCTTCCCGTGTAATCCACGGTGAACATATATTTGCCAACGTAAAATTTACCGTCAATTTTACACTGCCACGGACTAGAGCTTACTCTGTCGATGACAATAACATCATGCTCTCTAGCGCTACAATCCCAAGGCTGCACTAGCCTGGGTGCCATTTGTTCAGGCCACTGATCCAATGGTGTATCTGCAACCAGAGCGCTGATCGGCATCCTCGCCCACATCGCCCCGCCATGCACATTCGGTTGATCGCCGCCGTAGTCTTCTGCGCCTGTGAACACCACCTGGAAGCTCAAGCTCCTATCAGGTATGCACGTTACAGCGACAGCTAAAGCGTGGAGATATTCTCCGTGATATTTCTCATGGTTGTGCGTGTATTCACGCCGCACCCAGCATTTAAAAAACGGGATGTTGCTTTGCAGAAAGGCCATAAACCCTCAGTAATAGTTGGCAACCCTCGCGTGAGGATCGAAATCATCGTCCTCGTCAGAGTGAAGCGCAACAAAGCCTCCCTGACGAAAACGTAGAAGCGCCTGCGTAGAAGAGTCCACCAGATCGTCATGCTCTCCTGACGGAAAAGCTGCGAACTCTTGAACCACATCTTCCGCAAAGCGGGTTTCTGGAGCCCATACCACCCCAGAAGCAAACAAGTCAGCAACGGCGTTAACCCTTGCTATCTTGTCATTACCACGGGACGGCGTGTATTCCGATACCGGAATGCCCATCGCCCGTAGCTCGAATATCAGCGGCATCCCTGCCGCCTTTCCTTCAACAATAAAAGCGTCTGGCTGCATACTGGCCCACATTTCATAGGCTGTTTTCTTGAGCTGCGGGAACTCCAGACGTTCTTTATAGGCATCCAACAGGATGATATTGGCAGAATAGTCTGCCCGTTGAGTTTTCAAAAAAGCCGTATCCCATGATTGGATTACGAACTCGCATGGAGGAGGATCGGCCTTTTCCCAGACCTTCCACCACTCACGTTTTATCAATGCGCCTTCTTCAGACGTTGGGTTTTGTTGGTACTGCGCGTTCCATTTGGAGGAGGGCAGCTCGCTCCGCAGAGCTTCAAGCTCTGTTCGACTCCAGAACTCAGGCCAAAGGGGATTTCCCGATGGCATGATTGCTGGAAACTCAATTAACTCCCACTCATCAGAACCCACCCGTTGAGCAGAAGATTTAATGATCTTACCCGTTAAATCCCTCATGTGCCAACGGGTCATCACGATAACGATCGCACCACCAGGCTGTAGTCTCTGACGAGGCCCAGAGGTATACCAATCATAGGTTCGATCAAAGACAGCGGGATCTGCTGACTGACCCTCTTGTTCCGAGTGAGGATCATCAATAATTAAAAGGTCTGCACCCTTACCCGTTACAGCACCACCAACGCCGATAGCAAAGTATTCTCCATCTTTGTTGGTACTCCAGCGTCCTGCTGCCTTAGAGTCTGCTCTGAGCTGCAAGCCTGGAAAAACTTGCTTGAAGTCCTCTGAGTCCACCAGGTTTCGCACCTTTCTGCCGAAACCCACAGACAGCTCCGCAGTGTGTGCTGTTTGGATAATCTTTTTCTCAGGCATCCGACCTAAGAACCATGCTGGCAGCAAGTAAGAGGCGAACTCCGACTTGGTGTGTCGTGGCGGCATATTCACGATCAGTCGCTTCAGCTCGCCCCTGGCGATACGCTCGAAAGCCTCCGCCATTGTTTTGTGATGTCTGCCCTCGATAAAGGCAGGCCACATCCTTTTCACAAAAGCCATATAGGACTCTTGTGCAATTTCTACTTCTCTTTTCTCTTGCGCCTTGCCGATCAGCTCTGCTGCTTTGAGCCTGACTTCAGGGGGAGCGTTCTGTAATTTCTTAGCTAACTCTGGCGTGATAATGTCAGACATTAAAGTATTTAAGACGGATATCTATTTAATATCCATAACCGCCTTTACCGCCTCCCATCGGCTGGTAGGGCATTGGTCGCCTCATTCCACCTTTTCCGCCACCAAACCTGGGTCTTTGGTATCCACCATAAGGCCCAAATCCTGTTGAGTATCCAGACATCAACCCACGGTTAGGCATATATTGCGAGGAGTAGCCGTAGTTAAAAGGTTGCTGTGGCAGGAACATACCCATTGGCTGTGTCATGCCATACGGCATACCGGAGTAAAGCTGATTGCCAGTGATGTACTGACCGGGCATTCTCCCCATCCCGCCGCCGCCTTTGCCGGGACGAAAAACGGGGCCGCCCCCGTAGGAGCCGTCTGGACGCTGGTACACTCCTCCTCCCTTACGGCCTCCAAACGGAAAGTCTGGAAACTGGCCTTGGTCTCCGTAAGTTCTTCTGTACTGACTAAGATCGCCACCATAAGGAATGTTTGCATAGGTGCCATCATCCTGTAGGAATGGACGCCCACCCCTATCAATGCCTAGCGTATCAAGGTATGCCTGATAGTCTGCGCTTGAACCACCACCCTCGCCACGCCTATAAGCAAGATTTACAAGATTGGCCCTAAG